GATTTATTAATATTTTATAAGCACGGTTCGGTTCAAAAGCATTTAAATCTTGTTTGAAATAATTAGATGTTGAATCACAACTCATTGTGGTATAAGCACTGAAAGGAACCACATCCTCATTTGTCGCCATATCGATAATTGAATATGAACCTGAACCATGAGGTATAAAACTACCACTTATTGTATGAACTGAAGTAGAGAAACTTTTCTGTATATATCTTTTTCTAGCACCAAACCTAAATTTTATTATTTCTTTTTCTTTGTAAGCTTCTCTGAAATGTAATCTGTATAGGTAGTTCTCAGCATTGCCACTTACATCTAACGGCGTCAAACTACCAGTGTTCGAGCCTGTTGCTGGTATATGGTCATCCCACTTTAATTCAATCTTGGGAGAGTAAATTGTGTTTGTTTGTCTAGAGAAAAATTTTAAATCCTCAAAGCTACCCGTAGAGGTCTCTCTGCTACCAGATAATCTTAGTAACAAACCATAGTTTATATTTTCCCCTCTAAACCACTTTTTTGTCAACTCTGTGATGTCCATGTTAATATCTGGTGCTTCAGAGGAAAATGATTGAGTAACTTCATCGTTTGCTATATAGGTGCCACCTGGCGTTGTCCAACTAATCTCTGACGCACCCTCTTTGTTTTGTCTAAATTTCCAACTACAACCATCAGTTGTTTTTGGCACATCTAATTCCTTTCCTACTCCCTCATCCCATGATTCACTTAAAGGATAAGCAGCAATCGTATATTCTTCGCTCAAACCACTAGTGCCTTCAGTTTCGTAAAGTCTTAAATTTAATTTATAATCCAAAGGTAAGACCGATGAGCTGATATAATTTTTTATTTCGTCGGTATCAAACTGTAGAAGAATCCTAGTTGGAAAATCAAATGTCCTATCAAAGAAAACTTTTTTTAATTCAAGTATTTCGTCTTGGCCTGTGTTCTTATCTTTGAAATCATCACCTGTTATTTGGTCTGAACCACTATTGATGAATGTATCTTTTGTTATAAAAAAATATCTATGCATTATATCACTTTTCCGTATATATCTTTGTTTGGGTTTTTTAATTCAAAAACCGATGGTGTAATTGACGGTCTATATATACCATCATCGGTCAGAGCATTTTCAAAATTATATTGAAAATTATATTCTGAATCAGTTCCTACCTGAACACCGTCACCTCTGTAATAATATAGTTGTCTGCCTTCAGCATATCCATTTTCTCCACTCTTACCATCTTGAAATAAAATAAGTTCTTTAACTCCAATTACACCGTCCAAACCGAGTATGTTATATTGTAAATCATTGATATTGATTGACTGTCTAAACTGCATTTTTTCAGTTCTAAAAAAGTCTTTTATCACGTCGATAACATCTAATTTAACTTCCGTAGGATTGAATCTTCTATCGTAATTAACAACAAACCTAACCCCAAAATTAATTATGTAACCAGAGAAAACTTCATCAGGTGTATCTTCATCTTCATCTGTATTTAAACTAAATCCAAAATTTACAATATCATTAATCATCCTAAATTGATTAAGATATGTGGCGACATTTTGTAAAACTAGTTGTGGTGTTTGAACTAATTGTTTACTTTGATTATAGGACAATGTAGATACCATTAAAGTTCCACCATCCAATCTTTCCACATAGGCTTTCGCAATACTACCAAACTTTTGGGGTAGATTTTTTATTCTAGCAGTATAATCTTCTTTGGTCACACATCTAAGTTGTGAAGAAAAGAATGCACTGGCGTTGTTTTTTATTTCATCGACTGTTTGTCCATTAGTCCCCCCAACACTCGGCTCATCATTAGTGACAGTAATCGTTACACCTGCTGGGGTATTATTTATTTCAGTTAATTCACCTACATTGACATTACTATCACTACCCCCACCAACTCTGTATGTAAAGGTTAAAATTGTGTTCGACGGTGTCTCTCCTAGATTTAAATTATTACCAACTGTAGCATTTATAGCACCGGGTATATTAGACACATTTGTCTCATTGATAAACACTCCGGCTTGTTCAACTGGATCGACATTAGAGCCTGAGTTGTTAAATCTAAATAATCCATTTCCAAATTGTATCTTATAGGTTTGTGTATCATCATCAAAGTTAGTGGTAAATTTTTTATTTGTCTTTATATATTCCGCAACATAAGGGATAGGAATAGGAGAAACGTTCTCAGTAATTTGTCCTTGGTCATAAGATGTTGTTCTGTTGATATCTTCTGTATAATGTGTTTCCTTTAAAACTTTTTCTTGTGCTAAATAATCAACTTCATACCATCTCTGACCTGAAGAATCTAAACAGTTTAAAACTTCTATTACATCATCATCACCTAAATCTAATTCTAAAAATTTTGTTGGACTGGTAATTGTAAACGTTTTGGTTTTGGTTTTACCTGATACAGCTCTAACAAACCTAGTTAGTATATAGGACTCTGCTTCTCCGTTTTCATCTAACACTGGTGCACTTATATCAGGATCACCTGAACCACTAGCAGTAAAATCTATCTCCTCGGTGGTTTCAAATAAAACTTCAGAGTCGATGTTTGAAGCAATCTGTAAACTATCGTTAATAGGATGACCACTTGATAGACTACTGAATTGTGGGTCACCATTAGCATCAGCATCAATTTCAGTTGTTACTTTTAATCTTACAACCGAAGGGGTTTTATTAGGTGTTTTATACCCTAAAAACTCTGCTAATCTTCTAACGTTTCTTTTTTCGGTTGCTGTTGATAGTAGATTTTCTTTATAATTATAATCTATATAGTATGACAACACATCACCCACATAACTTGACAATTCAATTAACATCATACCTGGCGATGTCTCATTAAAATCTTTATACGTATTAGGAAAATAAGATTTTGTATATTCTATTAAATCATTTTTTATCGAGTTAAAATCCTTACTCGTATAATTTACATTTGTTGGTATTAATTTTTGTTTATTAGTATACGCCATTGCTCATAGCCTCCCCACCTACACCACTTTCTAGTCCTTGATTATCAGTAACATTGGTTAAACCACCACCTGTATCAAATGCTACGTCAACTCTTTCTATCATATTTGGCGTCCTTCTAATATTAAATACTATGCTAACATTTATTTGATTTGGATTTTTTGTGTTTAATTGTATATCCCTCAGTTCAACAAAAGGCAACCATTTTTGAAAGACATCTACAATGTTATTCTCTATTTGAATTCTAGTATCATCATTTAATTGTTCGAATAGTAATTCTCTTAAATTCATACCTAAATTGGGTTGAAACAACCTTTCACCTTGATTGGTTTGTAACAACAAACGAATATTATTCTTAATTGAATCAACGGTTGTCTTAGTTGTTTTAAAATACCCTTCACCGCCACCAACTCTAGCAAAAGGAAAGTCAATTCCCACAGACACTCTTGTATCGACATCTTCTATGAACTTATTTCTACTTCTATCTAATATTGCCATTACTATCCTAAGTTACTTACTTCATTAATTGGTAGAATAACTTTACTCGAAAGTGATTCAACATTTCCACCAGCTTTCAAATTATCCGTCGCACTACCATCTTCATCAATCTTTACCGTAACGCTTGGAACAGTTACCGAAATAGGTGGGACGGTATGGGGTGACGGAGGCCCAACCGTGACACCAGCCGCTGTGATACCAGAAATATTCATTTGACTGGCTTGCATTTTTGTTATTCTGAAAGTTTGTGATGTGATAAATTCAACTATCGCATCTTCAAGACTTTGTGCTAACTTATCAATCTTTTCAACTGCCTTATCTGAAAAATTAAAATTTTCACCTGGTTCGTCAGGCTGAATATTTTCAATTAATGCTTGGTATATGTTGCTCTTAAGACCCATTTTTAAATTTTGCCTTTTCGTCTACAGCTTTCATAACATCAGAGTAATCTTTATTCAACGCATTTGCTAAATGGTCGGGTAAAGCCTCGGTGTTATCCATTACCGATTGTGTTTGTGCTTCCTTCTCAATATTACGCCACTTACCATCTTGTAATGTCTCGTTCAATATATCATTCAAGACATTGTTACTTGACATACGCCTAACAGGTTGTTTTGGCTTCACCCTTTTACCACTTATATTAAAATTTGTCATGCCTGTTGCGGTAAGCTGTCTATCAATATCTTCAACTAACTTTACATCTTTATTGTTAACTAGCGCTTCATCTAACTTTTTTTCAAGTCGACTAAATTTATAATCTAACTCTTCTCTTATAATATCTCTTATTAATTTTTTAAATATATTAACCTTCATTTTGACTCCTGATATTAGTTTCAATGTAATGATGATGGCTCATAAATTCTGGTCCATCATTTTGTAATTCACCTTCTGTTTCTGTTCTTGGTTGTAGTTCAGTGATTAAATTTTGTATTCTTTGGAACATTGGTGAGGAGTTTTGATTTACAAAAGGTATTGGGACACCTTGGACTAATGCTCTAGAATCTTGTAATATATTCATAATTTCTAAAAGTAATACTCTTAATTGTTCACCTAGAACTAAAGGCTCAGACTTATTCTTTGCCGGCTCTCCTAAATAAATATTACGAGAATTAATAACTGAATTACCACTGTTGTTTAATGTGAAATTTTTTCTAGCACCAAAATTGATATTTCTATTCGATGATACTGTAAAATCACCACCTACCGTGCTCCTAGCATCAAATGTAATTTTATCCGATGTTATTATTATTTGATCGAAATCATTTTTACTATCAGTATCTTGTTCGAGACCATAATTATAATCAAATTTTTCTTCATCTAAATCATTACCCTTATTAAGTGGAAATGCGTTTGTTTCATTTTCTTCGATAGGTGTATCAATTGATAATAAGAAGTTGTTATCCGTTTGAAAGTTTTGTTGAATTGAACCGTTTGACAACATCGATATATTTGAACCATTAAATAATGTTTCACCACCAAGGTTATTATTTGCGATACTTACATTAGGAAAAATTGCTCTTGACCCCAACCTTATGGAATTTCCATGTCTGCCCTCTAACGTTAAATCCGAAAGTTTTGAAACATCATAATATTCTTCTTCAAAAAAATCTAATTGATTATTTTTTATCTTTTGTAATTTTTTAACACCCGATAGATATGGATAATCTCTACCATAACCAGTTTCATTTATTAGATTTAAATCAGTGCTGTTACGACTTTCTATCTGTTTATTATAAAAGTTCGCAGGACTTAACTGTGGGGTGTTCAGTGTATTTAAAGGACCTATGTAATATATTTTTTTTGATATTATTGTAAATAAAACTAAATCACCTCTGGTTATAGAATCACTTATTCCTCGGAGTAAAGGTCTGGCATTTAATTTACGTTGTATGGTAGGTAAGGTTGTTGAAAAAGGTTTTATTTCAATCATTTGAGATTGATTTTTTTCACTTGTCTGTTTAATAGCGTCATTGTCGCTTAAAAAAACCCTATTAACCAAAGCTAAATTAAAATTAATAGACTTATCTACTAAATCATCATAAATACGATTCGGCATTAATTCTCACCGTATCTTTGTCTAATTGATTCCATATCGACTACTTCATCTCTTTTTTTCTGTAAGTCATCTGCTACATTTTCAAGAGATTCCATAAGTTGTTGCTTTTCTTCATCTGATAAAAGAGAAAAATCCCCCTCATCAACAGGCTGTTTCGACATTATTCTTTGATAAATTGTTGCTAATTTAACAAGATTATCATCGTTTCTAATACCAACATCCATTAGCTCTTTTATTATAGGACCAACGATTGCTATATCTTCTATTCCTTGAATGTATCCATGAACCTCTTGTATCAACAGTTCTATTTGAGTTTTTTTAAATTTATTATTTTCGTATATCTCTTGAGATAAATCAGAGAAATTTTTTCCGTCGAATATTTTGAAGTCTTTTTCCATACATATAAATATAGTATGGGAACATTATTACATTAAAGAACCTGTATATCTAAGATTATCGATATGCCCACGTGTCAATACTTCTTGTTGGATTTTTGGGTAAATCTTGCGGAAAGTGTTAGTAACTTGGGTAATCTTAGATGTTTTTACATCTGTCATTTCACGAATCATAATGTAGATTGCTTTTTTGTTAAAGTTATCAATGTTATCTTTATTTTTACACAAATATAAAATTGATTCTGCGACATCTTTGTCTTGTTCTTTTGGAAACAACCTATCTAGGTTTTCCTCAAAATAATTGATAGTTTTATTAAATATATCCTTTGATGGATTTCGAACTATGTTTTCATCATCCATACCAGCATCATATAAAACATCTATATCATCATGAACTTTCATTTTCTTATAATTAGCATTATTATTTAAAATTAAATAATTTTTTGCCACTACAGAGAAATAACTAAAAGCCTTACTACCTTTTGTTTCATCAAATTTATGCATGTTCAAAACAAGATTTGATACAACCTCTTCCTGTAAATCTCTGAATCCATAGCTGAAATAACTAAACTTAAACGTATTTATAATATTCTCAGCTAACTTTAAGAAAGCTGGATGTATTACTTCCGTATATAATTCATGTCTGTGTTTTATTTCTGTTGAATGATTATATTCAACTATGGCATTGTGAACAGGTGTGCCAAAATAAACTTTACTCTTTTTGCGTCTTTTTTTCATTTTCTTCAACCTCTGTTTCAAATAAATTGCTTAAGTTATTAGATAACTGTTTTATCTCCTCAAAAAAGAAACCAATT